ATTCTATGGGTGTTGTGCGTGTTTTTGGTATGATTAAAGACGGAGTAACTACCGACGGGTACTATGTTGGAATACTACCTGTCAACTATAGACCTTCTCTAATTAAAATGTTTATTCTAAAAACTTCGGGAGGGTATATTAGACTACAAATTAATGATGAGGGGAGAATGTATCTCTATAATGGCGAGGGCTCTGCTAACTGGATTTCCCTCACTGGTATAGCTTTTAGAGTTAATAGTTAGAATAGGAGGTAATAAGATGAAAAAACAATTTTTTGAAGTTGATACGGACGGGTTGCTAACAGGAGAAACCATTGTTATAAACATTGAAGGTAATGAGCAGTCAGAAGAAACCAATGTCCCCCATAATTATTTTGAAGGTTGGGGGAACAGAAAGATATTTAACGCTAAATGGGATTTTGAATTAGGGGACTGGGTTGAAAGTAAACCTCTATCCGAGATACTAAATCATGTTAAAAGTAGAAAAGATGAGGAACTCAATAAGGATTGTAAAGAGTCCATCTTAAAAGGGTTTACCCATACTATAGAGGGTGTAGAGTATTTCTTCTCTTTTGACCCAGAAGCACAATCCAATTTCCAAGGGGTAGAACGACTGTTTGATAAAGGTTTAGTTACTGAGGTGACGTGGACAGTACGTAAGAGTGAAGAGTATAAGAGAATCATTATAACTAAGGAAGTAATGGATGAGCTTACCATCAAAATTTTACAGCATAAAAATGGTAACATATCTAAGTATAGGGACTACTTACTACCATTGGTACACCAAGCTACGACAGTAGAAGAAGTTGAAGGGATTAGTTGGGATTCAGTATAAGGAGATTTGTTAAAATAGAAAGGGGTAATGCAAAATGCTTACAGATTTAGAAAGCAAACTATTGGATAATGGGTATAACTATTTTGGTATCAATGAGAAGAACGAGTTTATTAAGTTTTTAGCAAACAGAAACGGAGTTCCCTTTAATCAAATAACAGATGAGTATATATTAGGTTACCACAAAGAGTTAAAGATTGAGAAACTAAGCAAAGAATGTGAATCTAATATTTTAAGTGGTTTTACAGCTAGCAATGGCAAAGTATACCGCACCAATAGGGATGACCAAATTAATATGATAGGTCAAAAAGACAAATTACAGTCTGATGAGACTATTACATCTGTTATGTGGAAAACAGAAGATAGTGGGTACGCAGAGCACACTAGAGAAGAGTGGACTACTGTTTATGGAGAAGCTTTTGACCATAAGAGTCGGCAGCTATTTAAGTATGATAGGTTGAAGAACCTAATACTGGGTGCGACTACAGATACAGAAGTAACAAACATTGGTTGGGATATGCAAATTGGAGAACCGACAGAAGATACCACCATAGAGTAGCGAGGAGATGAAGTTCGTTATGAAGTCCGGGGACATTGTATTTGTATACAACAAGTCTGTTCTGTCTAGAATTATCCGTTTCTTTGACAAAGGTAAGTTTACTCATGTGGCTATAGCGGTGTCGGATACAGAGGTATTTGAGGCGCAGTATTACACTAAAGCTAGAATAACAGAAATGAAGTATAAAAACTATGAGATTGTTAACCTAGGTATAGAAGGTGAAGATATACCTAAGCTAGTAGGACTCTGTAAGTCTTTGGAAGGTAGATGGTACGATTACCTTCAAATTCTTAGTTACATACTACAGAGGGTGTTTAACCATACTGAGCTAATGTTTAATAACCCTAACATGCTTATATGTTCCGAAGCAGTAAGCCTTATATTATCGGAGTTAAAGGTAACTAATAAAACGTTCGGAGATACAACACCAAACGAATTATACAACAAATTGCAAACAATATCAACAAGCCAAGCAAATTAGAGTAGGAAGTTAAACCTTCTTACTCTTTTTTACTATCGGAACTAAGTAGTCTTATATTATTATAGAGGTGATAACTATGCCAATGTCGGACGGAACGAACCAGTTAAAAAAAATAGCTTTTCAGATTGGGGATACATTCTTCAGATTTGCTATTAACCCAGAAAATTATACCCATCGGAAGCCGCATAGAACAACAGCAGTAAAAACAAAAAGTAGAATTGTTATTGAGGATTTCCAAAGCGACATCCCAGTAATCTCTATCAGAGGTACAACAGGGTTTAACCCTACAGGTGCTTCAAACGATAGAGGTATAGAAAAAATAAAAGAAATGAAAAGCTTTATAGAGGCTTATGCAGAGAGGGGTGGTAACGGAGATACCCCTGTAGACGAGTTTTATTTCCACAACTTTACAAATGACGAGTACTATGTAGTTCATCTATCCCCTGAAGGGGTTAACTTTACCCAAGATGTAAACTCTCCGTTAACTTACCGCTATGAAATAACTTTTACTGTGTTAAGGAAAGCAGGAGAGCCAAACGAAGATGATATAATAGCTCCAGAAATTGGTAACAAATTCCCATCTATACCAACAGGTCCCGGATTTAATGGTAGTCCCTACGCACCGGGGCATGTAAATGAAGAGGGGCAAAACATTTATGAATGGTTAGGGGAACGACAGTATGAGGATTCTGGGAGTGATGATGTTTACCGCAACAGCCCTGAAGAGGAGACACCTACCCGCCACAACATAAATTTAGACCCAGTAAACCCTCAAGTACCTTCTGATATGTCATATCAAGCAGGGGTAACAGGGCTAGGGTATTCTATTGGTTACTACGGGAGGGCTTTATCATGACAGTAAAACAACCTTTAAGTTTAGTTAGGTTCATATCAGGTATTCCAGTAGCGAGTGATGGTACAATTAACTTAAATAGCATGGACTCGGATGGGAGTTTTATCTCTGATCTGTACACCCCGTCCTTTTCCATATCGGTATTAGCTAGAGAGACATTGAACCTGTTAGATAGCGATATTATAATCCCTACATCGACTGATGTAGATAGAGGTACAATAACCTACAAGATACTAAACAGTGACTTGGCATCATACGCTCCAGATGTTTACCTTCTAGTACGTATGGTTGTACTAGAATCATTTGCCTTGATTTACCATATTAACGAGGATAGATCAAAACTACGTTATGTTTCAAAACGAGATATTGTACGAGTAAAGGGAAACATAAGTTACCTCACAGACTACATGGGGACCGAGAGTAAATACCATGTGTTTATTGAGTCACTGAGAGATATGTATATTTCCTTAGGGTACATGGAGCACCAAATAGACGGAATTATGAATAACAGAGGGGTGAGGTAATTGGTGAGATTCAAACGATATATTATATCCTATGGAGACACAATCCAGTCGGTTGCCCAATCTCAGTTAGGGGCTATGTCCCGTTGGGTGGAGCTAGCTCAATTTAACAACCTTAAGCACCCCTACATTGTTGATGCTGTAAATGATAAAATGGAAAATCCAGATCATCTAGTTACAGTAGGGGACACCTTACTCATTCAAATGGATAGCACTAGTCAGTCAAGCGTAACTAACAATGTAAGGAGAAATTCTGAGTACAACCAAGAGGAATTATACGCTTTAGCTTTAGGTAAAGACCTAGACTTACTTCCTATACCAGAAAGTAACAAAGATATTTCTCATGACTCAGAGGTGCTAGAAATGAAAGGGAATGACCTAGGAGACATAGCGACTATTAAAGGAGTAGAAAACCTTAAGCAGTCACTGTTTATACGACTAATAACCCCTAAAGGAAGCTATTTAGGGCACCCTAGCTACGGGTCTAAGGTGTATAAGTATTTAGGTAAGAAGAACACAGAGGAGAACGCAACCCTATTGGACTTGGAGATTGAGAGAACTCTGCGATCTGATAAGCGAGTAACCCACGTAATGTTTAATCGTCATGAGATTAAGGAGAATACTTACTCCACCTCCTTTACGATAACAGCTACATCCGTGGAGGAGGCTTTTGAGTTCGTCATATCCGCACAGAATGATGGACCTATAGTCTTAAGAGATAACTTTTATGAAGGGTAAACATTAGAAAGGAGGTATGGTTAAGTTATGAGATTTAAACGAATGTCTGAAATTTATTCAAGATTAGTTGACCATACAATAACCAGTACAAACGAAATCAACGACTTCTCGGTAGGTAGTGCCATGAGAGCTATTTATGAATCCGTGTCCATTGAGCTAGAGCAGTTTTATATACTAACAAGGGAAAATATACAGGAAGCTATTGAGCAAGGGGTGTATAGCTCGTTCGGATTTACAAGAACAGCTGCACTTAAATCCTATGGTAAAGTAAGAGTTTCCTTCCATAATGCAACGCAGCAGGACCGAGTAATTTCTAGAGGTTCTCGATTCTCCTCTAGTCTTACTAATCATAATCAGGTATACGAAACAATGCAGGAGTATGTTATCCCTAAAGGAACTATTAGTTTAGAGGTAGAAGTATATTGTACGGTTTCCGGTGTCATAGGTAATATACCGGCTAACACCATAAATGTAATGCACACACCTATTGCTAATGTCAGAGAGGTAAAAAACAATAGTGCCTTCCAGACAGGTCAGGATAGTGAGCCATTAGAGGAATTACGTGCTCGTTTCAATTCTTTTATTGAATCTCTAAGCAAAGCTACAATACCTGCGCTAGAGTATGGAACACGTTCTGTTAATAATGTTTCCGGTGTATATATTGAAGAAGAGACCGGTCGTATCACTATTTACGCTCACGACAGGAATGGCAATCTACCTAGCTTAGTTAAAACGGAGATTGAAAGTAGTATTTTTAGGTATAGACCTGCCGGTATTCCGGTGTTAGTTAAACCGGTTACCCGTAAGGATGTGGATGTAGCTGCTACAGTAACCTTAACGGATAAAACAGCTATCACTACCCGGTTTAAAACACAAATCGAGACCGAGATTTCTAGGTATCTAAACAATCTGAAAACCTCCAAGAGTTTGATTTTATCTGACCTGTCAAGAGTTATTATGAACATCGACAAGCAGTACATATACGATGTGAATTTTACCAGTCTTGAAGGAAATGTAATCATAGAAGGTTCCGAAATTATTAGAGCAGGGAATGTTATGGTAACCCTACAATAGAAAGGAGGATAAACCTTGTCTTTTATTAAACATCTACTTCCGGCTTGGAAGACAAACCTACAAGATAAAAGTAAGGCTAACGCAGCTATATTAGATGCAATTGACAAAGAGCTAACTGATGGAGAGACGGACGCTATAGAAGGGCGGATAGTTATGTCTCTAAACTCATCTACTGGAGAGTGGCTCAACCAGTATGGTAAAGCCTTTGGGGTGCTTCGTAAGGACGATGAACTAGATGAAACATATAGAGATCGAGTTATAGAATACGTCCTACTAGAAAGAGGGACCCTCCCGGCTATTAAGGAAGCTATTCAATCAGTACTTCAAGACTACAGCTCCTATATTTCAATTTATGAACCTTACACTAATGTCTTCACTTTTGGAAAATCAAAGCTAAGCGGAGAAGATAGAATGTTAGGTAATTACTACCGAGGAGCGGTAATTGATGTAACCTTCACTAACTACTTCCCTATTGGTATTTTACGAACGATTAATGATTTTAGACCTGCCGGAGTTATGGTAAAAATAACATGGGACCCTAAGTCTTATAATCCATCTGCACCTATATTTACGAAAGGACACTCTGGGGACTTAATACAGGAAGCACAGGCTATACAAGCTAACAGGGACAGTGTGTACCTGTCAATCGAAAACTCTGGTATAATTGGTTATAAGAGGATTCACAAAGTATGCTTAGCTCGACCATTAGACACTTCGACAGAGGACGTAGGTAACCCTCCTCACCCCTTAATTATGTACGGGGAACAACCATGGGTACTAGTACCTAGAAGCCAAGCAAAAACAGAAGGGGCTAAGTGGGTTTATCTAAGTGTTAAATTAGAGGGTAAGGATTTTGAAAAGAAGGCATATAACAACGTAGGGGTACACTTAGATGTGATTCCAGCAGAAACAACAGAGGACACACTAACCCCTTCAGAAGTACAGTCTAGCGGAACCCAGATAGTCTCCGAAAGTAGGGGCACTCAGGAACGAGCAGACAACGTAACTATATTTGAACAGTTTATGATAGAAATAACAAGTGGGTAAAGGAGTGACACATTTTGGCAGATTTAAGTAAACCACCTTACTACGACAGATTTGATACTAGTAAGCAAAGAAGTAAAGTTTTATTCCGACCTGATAGAGCCCTGCAACCTGCGGAGCTTAACGAACTTCAATCCATTGCTGAACACAATTTAAGACAACTAGGTGATAGCGTTTTTGAGGATGGAGCTCTACAAACAGGTATGTCGTTCTCTTTAGACAGCGATGCAGGGACTATTACAGTAGATGATGGTCTTGTTTACATAGGAGGTAAAATACGAACATTCCTTGAACAGACTATACCATTCACAGGTGTAGGGACTGAAAAAATAGGGGTAAGGGTAGTAAAACGTGTAGTTGATTTTAACGAGGACCCTAACTTGTTAGATCAGTCTGAGGATGTATCAACCTATCTATCGGCAGGGGCAGATCGTTTAGAAGAACGGGTTGAGTTGACCTACAATGATGATAGTGCCCCTACGATATACGAATTTGAAGACGGGGACTTATTTATTGAACCTAATCGACCAGACTTCTCCCTAATCAATAATGTATTAGCTCAACGGACTCATGAGGAGTCCGGCTCATATCAGGTAGAAGGGTTTAGTATGTGGGTAGAGCCAAGCGAAGAGTCAGGAAAGTTAAATCTTGTAGTTGATACAGGTACTGCATACGTACAGGGGTATAGGATACATAAACCCACAGCTACGAGGGTACCGGTTAACAAGTCATTAGACTTCCGTAGTGTTATTCGAGAGACTCATACTTACGACTCTAGTGTTCTTAAGGTTAAGGTAGGTAGTTACGCAGTTAAGGAAGTGACACTGGTTGTAGCTAGAACTGAAGGACCGGCTGCCGGGTTACAACTAGCTAAGGGTTCTGAAGATGGTAGAGACTCTATATCAATGGAGTACACTAGCATAGACCGCAACACAGTAACCCTTTGGACTACCTCACCTGCGGTATCCTATACTTATGGAACAGACTACACAATTGTAGAAGAAAGCGGAGTACAATACGTAGACTGGGATACTGGGTTGAATGGTAGTGAACCTGCAATAGGCACTACTTACCTGATGACATTTGAATATGACCGTCAAATGAAGCCGGGCGAGGATTACCAAGTTGTACAAGAATACCATGGAGAGGATAGACCGGGTTGGAACACTTTTGTAAGCTTTGATGGTATGGCAGGAGTCAAACCTAAAGATCAAGGTTTGACTAGTATAAACTATGATTTCTACTTAGCCCGTGAAGACATAATTACACTAAATAGTTTTGGAAAATTTACAATTATTGAAGGGCAATCAGATAGAATAGGTCAAGCAACCGCCCCTGCTCATGCGGACCCTAGTACCTTAAAGTTAGGAAACATACTTGTTTACCCTAACACGGATATAGCAGAAGCAGTTAATAACGGAGTAAAAAACCTAAAGATGCGAGACCTACAGAAGATTAAGAGTAGACTAGAAGACGTGGAGTATAACCAGACCATACAAGCAATGGAGAACGCTACAACATCGACTGAAGACCCATTATCACTAAGAGGGGTATTTGCAGACGGGTTTGTTGATTTTAGTCGTATGGACCTTAACTTATCTTCCGTAGCCTTAAGTTTTGATGATGCTAGTGTTACACTGCAAGTTAATGCACCTACAGATCAGCAAAAGCAACCTCAATTTTTGGCTAATGCGTCAGCAGCTGCTTCATGGGGAAGG